AGCAGCCCTTCACAAAGGCCCTCGGCGCGCTCCAACGCGTCGCGCATCGTCTGCTTTGAGAACTCCAGCCTCATGCTTCCTCAAGCTCCTCTTGATCGTGGAACTTGATGCCGTTCTCTGCGCCCCATGCCGCGATGTAGTCCATCAGCTCGGACATCTCTTGCACGGAGAGATCGGAAGACGAGCGGCCGCAAGAGACCATGCCGGCGCGATTGAGGGCTGGCAGATACTTGATTTCGATGCCGCGCTCCTCAGCGTAGGCGTGCATGAACATCAGCTTCCACTGCTCAGTGTTGAAGCGGCGGTCATTGATGCGGCCTTGCACGGCGCAATCCGTCAGCATCGCCCAAAACCGAGAGTTTTGGTCAAGAGACCGTGCGGGGCCTTTAAATTCGACGCGGCTCCCTGTCTTCGCCTTGCGAATCCAGTCGATCGCCTGCTCGCGCTTGGCTGTGCTGTCGAGCGTCAGGAGTGCCCGGCTCATGCGGCGCTCCTCTTGAGTTGCTCGGTCAAACCGCCCGCGCTGCGGATCGCGTCAACCACGCTCGCCAGCTCGGCGTTGAACTCCTTCACGGCGCCGGCAAGCGTGGCGATATAGCCGTCATCGCGAGGGACGCGGACGATCAGGAGCGGGAGGCGAGGGCAATATGATACGAAGTCCCACCACTGCCGGTCCGTCACCCACATATTGCCTTGCACCTGGGCGCGGTGCTCGGCCGGCAGATCACCCTTCAACAGGCGCTCGACCTGGATGTGCGGCAGAGCCGTCTTGATCTCGAGCCCACCGTCATCACCGATCAGGGAGTCCGGAGAACATCCGGCTCGGCCGTTGACGATGAAGCCGACTTGCTGCGTGTCCACGTCGCGCATCAGCTCGTAAGCTTCGCGGGCTTCGGCTTCCTGCTCCTTGCCGCGTTCCATGTGGACGTTGGTGTACGTCTCCATGGGTTCTCCGGTCAGTATCTCGCCGGCCAGCTTCATCATGTAGGTCTTGCGGGTCAGGCTCTTGCCGCCGTCCTTGCCCTTGGCCATGACAGTTGAGAATTCGCTGGCGGTCGGAAGTCCGAGCCGGGCGGCGAACCATTCCGGCGAGCCCTGTTCGCAGTCGATGATGCGCGGCGCCATGCTCAGGCCCTCGACTTAGCGTTGAGCATGTTGACGGCTTCCTGGAAGCGTTTCGCAGGCAGATCGGCCAACTGCTCAATCTTGAAGAACTTGAGGAAGCGGGCCTTGTCGGCGCTGACGCTTTCGATCAGGGCGGTGAGATCTCCGATCTGCTCATCGTCAATGGTATCTGCCGGATTGACCGCTGTATTTCCGTCGTCGTCCTCTCCGGTCGAAAGGTTGAAAATCATCCCGACCAAATACCGTTTGGCATAAGTGACCGCCGAGGCTCGCGCATGCGTCAGCGTCATCATGGTCTTGCCGGCCAGGCCTTGAGTGACGATCGGAGAGTCATAGTGAAACGTCTTGGTGTGCCGACCCTTGGAGACGAAAGCGAGGACGCGGATGAAACCTTCCGGAGGGTTCTGGTCTTCGTCGAAGGAAACGCCGAGCCCGTGCTTGGTGTAGACAGGGCGGATCGCTTTATCGATGGCATGATACGAAGCGTATTTTGACCGCGTTTGCGGGTTGAAAGAGTCACGCGCAACCGGCGTAAGCTCGCGCTGCGTGCTAGCCATTGCTTCGTTGAAATCTTCCTCCGCCTGCTCTCGGCGCATCTCTCGGAGCATGTCCATTACCCGTTCGATCCGATCCATTGGGACGGACGCATCACGGGCCATGCGCTCAAACATGGAGATGACGGCTCCGGTCTCTGTCTGAACGGGGAGTTGAGACCTGGGCGCCTCGACGATCTGGCGAACGTTCTCGGCGGGCAGTGCGGCAGTCATCGGCTACGCTCCATGACTTGACGGATGATTTCGAGATCGCGATTGAACTTATCGTCCGGGATTTGCCGATCTTCCGGCTTAACCCCTTGCTTGCGCTGCTCCTGCCAGATGCGCAGGACTTCATCGGCGCGCTGTTGCGGCGTCTGACCGGGGAAGGCGAGGATGATGGTGGTCACGTCAGATACCCCACGCGAGAGAGGCGAAGCAGCACAGGCCGAAGCCCAAGCAGCACAGAAATTCTTCGGTCAGGACGATTGCACCGATGATTGCTAATAGCGGCATCACGACACCCACAATGCGAGAGCGGTGAAAAGGCTGTAGACTGCGAAGCACGCGATGATTTCGGTCTCGGTCATCACCATGCTCCCGCATAGCGATCTTCGCGGCGCATATCGGCGCGGAACTCGGCATCGGCTTCACGCTCAGCCTCGATAGCTTCGCGGATCGCATCCTGAACGCGGAAGGACCATTCCTTGGAAAGGCGCTCCTCTACGATCGCTGCGATATCGTCGGGCGCCGTGATGTAAACCCACGGCTTCTTGCCTGCCGAGCGCTCCTCTTGGGTGAGGGTCTGATAGCCCTCGACGCAAACGGACTGGACCTGCCAATTCCCGTCGCGGACAAAGGTGAGTTCGGCGCAGCCATTGATCTGGCCAGCCGGGATGCCGTTGGCGATCACCAGCGGCAGTTCTTCAAACTCGTAAGTGAAGGTGGCCATGTCGTTCCCCGTCGATCTGATGGGCCGAATGTACATGCGATGCACATTCAGGTCAAGCGGGAATGTGCATCAGGCGCACATTATTTTTCGACGAAGAAAAACCCGCTAGGATCAGCGGGTTATTTGAACCTTAGCGAATTTGGAGGGTTTGCGGCTGCGCCGGACCGAAGCATCCGTTGTTTCTGCCGACCTCCATTGCTGCGGCGACCTGGCCGGGCGTGGCTGTATCGCTCGAAAGGAAGTGCGCCACGGCTTCACACTTCGACATAGGGCGAACCTCTGCCACCTTCTGCTCGGCCGCGCATCCACTGAGCAAAAGAGCGCCTAAAATAGCTATCCTCACGTGCCTGTTCTCGTCTTGACAATGAATTCCGCGTATTTCTCTATTTCTTGCCGCTGACCCTCTTTGGCCTGATCCCAAAGAGACCAGATTGCGTCTTCATTCGTAGGATCGCGCATAATCAGGCTGGCTGGGTCCGTTCGGTAGAGGTCAGCCAGCTTCTCTAAAAGCTCTTGATTATACTTTTGTAGGCGCCGCTCAATGCGGCCGAGCTGGGCATGGGAAATCCCTACGGCGTCGCCGACCTCCTCAAGCGTCTTTCCCCGGTACTCCCGCCATTGCCGGAGGAAGTGCGGCCCATATAGAGGCTGCTTAAGCCTTGTCGTGACTCGCTTTTTCATCATGTACGCATCATGCACAGGTGGATTTGACCTGTACACGACATGCCATGCACAAAAGCCTTGACGGCTAATGTGCATCAGGTGTACAAATCGGCCCCATGCACCTGGCCGATTACATGGAAGCGCTCAACCTCTCCGACGAGGAAGTAGCGAAAGGCATTTCCCGCTCACGTCCGACCGTGAGCAGGATTCGCCGCAAGCTCGTGCGTCCCGATTGGGAGACGATCGAGAACATCAAAAAATTTACGAATGGCGTCAGCACCGCTGACGACTACGTGAGTTTGGAGGGTGCTCAGTGAGCCAAGCTCAATCGCTTGATCCGAGCTCCATTCTTGGATGGCTTCTCGTCCAGAACGCGCTGAACTTCTGCGATCGAAGCTTCCGCGCCGGCGAGAGATACGATCAAGTTCATCTGAGCGCCGGTGTCGAGCACGTATCCGACACACCTCAGGACGCCATTGATTTTCCGAAACGCGCCGAAGCCGTCGAAGTAAACGGTCTGGAGACCGGCAGCTTCCGTCAAAAGTTCTTCGTCGTTCATGGTTGTTGCCCCTGCCAAAAGGATCATCAACCAAGCACAACTTCGGCGCGACAATCAAATCAAATTCACACGTGCGACACAAAGCGCGCGCGTGTTGCAGATGAATCACAACTTCATTCAACTTTAGACAAAAGCGGTTTCGTTTTCGGAACATTACGGCGCTGGCGGCGACTTCGCCGCTTCAGTCAGCGCGATGACCAGAGCTTGGATCGCGTCGGGAAGTTCAGAGAGTGGCATTGCAAGGCGCGCGACTACCACGCCGCTGTCGTTCTGCCGGCTGACAAGCGCAATGCGCACAACGTTAGCGACCACCTTAACGTCGTGGAAGAGATCAAAGAAGGTCTCAGAAACATTGTGCGGGTCGATCACGTCCATTGTTTCACTCCGAAAATTTACGGGGTCGGCAATGCATAGGCATCTTGGATTGACGAGCCGGACGGTGACGACGGGGGCTTGTCCACCGTCCGGCTCTCGCGGCGTCACGCAATACTACGCCGACAACTCAATTCCTCTTCCTGCGGGATCTATAGCCCGGATCAAATCTCCTCTCGAACGCGGCCACGTCTCGCAAGCGCTGCTGGATATAAGCGCGCTGCTCTTGCTGCTTCTGTTCGGTCTCTTCGCTGTGCTGAGCGTCCCGCTGAGCATCTTCCTTCTCTTGTTCGCATCGTTCTAGCAGTCGCCGCGTCGCCAAACTGAGCGGCTGCCAAGTGTCGTTATCGTTGAGTGTGTCCTTCATGGGGTGTGGGCAACAAACCATGATGGAGTTCCGCGGTGTCGGAAAAGTCGGACGGAAACCGGAAAATGCCTCGCGTGTTGGATTGGCAGACGGAAATCGAACTGATCGCGGGTCCTATGCTCGCGAGCGACACTCGAGAGAGTTGGCTGGCACGGGCTGCACGCCGCGCCAGCATCACGTACAGGCAGTGCAAAGCGCTCTATTACGGGGAGACTTCAGACCCGAAACATAGCGTCGCTTCAGGAGTGATCGAAGCGGCCGAACTCGCCAGAAAAGAAGCGAGAGAACTTGCATCACAGTTTGAAAGCCTTGCTGGGTCAATCAATGCCAATGGCAAAATTACGGATCTTTATAGCGATGAGGTTGCTGCGCTTATCCAGGCGGCTCAGCGACTTCGCGGTGTGGATCGCGCCTGAGATTAAGGGGGGGAACGGTGGAAGAGAGTAGGCAGTTTGCTTTGTACCAAGAGGCTTTGCGCGCCAAGAACATGAATTCATGCAATGCGCTTTTGTCGCGTCTTGTGCAGTTTCATGGCGAAGAGTTTCTGACAGTCGCGCCAGTCGTGGTGCTGGAGCCTCCACCGGAGCCGGAGCCGCCGGAACCAAACTTGGCGGTCGCGAAGGTTGTGATCGAGATCGAAGAGGGACCTCGCAAGCCGACCATCGCTGAAATCCGGAAGTGCGTAGCCAAGCATTTCAATATCTCCGTCAATGAGCTGGAATCATCGCGGCGTATCGCAAAGATCGTTCAGCCTCGGCAGATATGCTTTTACTTGGCGAGGAAACTGACTACGCGCAGCCTCCCCGAGATCGGGCGTCGGCTTGGTGGAAAGGATCACACCACGGTTCTGCACGGATCGAGGAAGATCGAGCAGCGTATTAGCGAAGATCCGGCCCTCGCGAAAACCATCGCTCAGTTGGAGGCTCAGTTCGCATGACCCCGCTGCACGCCATTGTCAGCCGCATGAAGCGCCTGCCGCTTCGTCTCCAGGCTCAGCATCTCAAGGTCCTTATCGACGCCGAGAAGCCTCGCAGCATCCGTCGCGGCGAGCTGGAAGCCATGCTGAAAGATGTGAACATTCGCCGGTTAAAGCATGAAAAGCGGAGCGCGGCATGAGCATCGCCAAGCTCGCCTATCTGACGAGCCCCGGAGAAGGCCGTTACGTCATAAATTTCCAAGTCTTCGGCTCGGACGAACTGATGCCGGTCGAGGTTGGCCCCGAGCAGATGCGTAACATCCTGATCGACGGCATCACCCTCATGCTTCGCCAGAGTTTCCACCGCGTTCCCGTCATCACCAACAGAGAGAGCGCAAATGGACACTCCGGCGCAGGGGCATAATGGACAGCTTAAGGCACTCGTCGAGCGTATCGAACGCGTCGGTGAGGAAATCAAAGCTCTGCAGGATGATCAGAAAGACATTTATGCGGAGGCCAAGAGCCATGGTTTCGATACCAAGGCGCTTCGGCATATCATCCGCCTGCGCGCCGAAGATCCGAATAAGCGGGCCGAGCGCGAAGCCATTCTCGAAACCTACATGCAAGCCCTGGGGATGCTGTGAAACCAGGTCGATGGTGGCGCGCGCAGAATTCGTGCGTCGATAACGCGAAGCTGATCATGCTCGGCGACAAGGCTTTCCGCAATTGGTTCAATCTCAATTGCGTGGCCAACGATCACGGCGGCGTGCTGCCAAGCCTCGATGTCGTCGCGATTAAGCTACGTGTCTCACCGGCCCGCGCTGCGGCGGCAATCACGGAGCTGGTTTCCAAGAGGCTTTTCGACAAGCGCGAGGACGGCAGCTACGTGCCGCATGACTGGAACGAGTGGCAGTTCAAGACGGACGAGTCCGATCCGACCAATGCGGAGCGGCAACGTAACTTCCGCGCTCGGCAGCGGGCGGAGCTTGCTGAGCTGAAGGCGTTACGTGATGCATCAAAATCAGCGTTACGTAACGGCAAACGTAACGGCGTTACAACCGTTATGGCAAAACGACCAGATACAGAGACAGATATAAAAACTCCTATTGTCAGTGAGGATAGAGCGACTGGGCTTGCCGGTGGTGAGTATGCCGGTTCTCCCTCGTTCCAAAATTCACTTCGGAGGATGCAGCAATGATGCACGGGGCAGCAATGGCGAAGAACATTCGACGCACGGGGATTCCAGCAACGGTGAAGGGCAAGCCGAACCCGGCTTATCCGGTGACGGATGGTCCCACCGCTGAGAGGCTTGCGAAGGCACAAGGTCACGTCTCAGTCGGCGACGACAAGCGAGGTACGCGGATCTACCACTTCCACGACAACCCGCTTGACCGCATGTACAGCCGCCTGACGCGTCAGGCGCGGTCAGCAGCAGCGGAAGCAACGTTGCGTCGGGAATATCTCGCCCTGACGAAGTACCGCCACCACTGGCACGCTGCGGGCCTCCAGGACGCGCTCGGAAGCGCCGAGTTAGATCGGGTGTTCGCATCCGATCCGACCTCGATGTCCGGGATGGCAAAGACCGAGCGCCAGGCGCACCACCGCAAGCAGTACCGCGACGCTGTCGAGCACATCGGCTGGAAGCCGCACATCGTGGTCGACAACGTCGTCTGCGCCGGTACGTCGATCGAGCAGGCCGGCTGGGCGATCGGGTACAACTCGCGCACCCAGGCTCGGGACTGTGCCGAGGAGATACTGCGGGATAGCGCGCGGAAACTGGCGCGGCTCTGGGGCATCTCCTAGCCCGACCAGGCATTCCGGGAACGCCCGGATGTTGCGGCTAGGTGACATTTTCTGGAAGTGGGCCAACATAGACAGAGATTCGCACAGATTACAGGCAGGTGCCTGTTCGTAACTCATATAGTGCCTACGTTGTGCGTTGCGTCGGATCAGCACCAGGGTGTCCAATGACCGTCATGTGCTCACGCTGATTCGGAGCGGGCGCCGGAACGGTCCGGTAACTGCTATCGTATCAGTTTTGGGCACTAAAAACGGAAAGGCAGCCGCCGTGTCACCGGTTGCTGCCCTCCTTAATTCAACTCTGACCACGACGTGCGTAGTACAGCCCCTGAACAAGGCACTTGTACTATTACTGGAGAAATCCACAAGCACTTAGTGGTCGTATCGACAGGAGATACGACGTGAATGAATTGAAAGTTCGGGGCCGGGTGATCCGGTCCGACAAGGACGGCCGCATTTGTCTCACCGACATTTGGCAGGCCGCTGGCTTTTCAGTGAACCAGCGACCGGTGGATTGGTGGCGGCTTCCTGCTGCCCAGAGGCTCGCAACTGCGCTTCTGGAAAAGGTGGGAAAATCCCATGGTTTCGGGAAGGTCAAGTTAGCCGATCTTTTCTATACGAAACCCGGCCGAACCGGCGGGACCTATGCCCACCCCGTTCTCGCCTGCGCATTCGCGGGACACATCAGCCCCAAGCTGGAAGTCGAAGTTAGGGAGGTCTGGCTCAGGTTTCGTGCCGGAGATCCAACTCTCGCCGATGAAGTCCTGGAGCGCGCATCGCCCGAGGCAAATTTGTGGGTTGCAACTCGCGCCGAGGCCAGAGCAATACGCGTTGGTTATACCGCCACCCTTCGCGACCATGATGTGAAAGGGCGCGGATATCAGGACTGCACGGACGAAGCTTATCTGAAGCTATTCGACGGTCCGGCATGGAAGCTGAGACAGCAGCGTGGACTGCCGGCTGGGACCAATCTGCGAGATAAATTCGATGTCGTTGA